GTCCAACCACCACCATTTAATGTTATTCCACCTGTTATTGTTATTGACATTTTTTAACCTTTATATTATTGTATACCGGATGAGGCAGCAAAAACCCTCCTACCGGAACTTAACGGGCCACGTGCAGTCGCAGTAACAGTATCAGTAGCATATGTTATTCTGTCTACGGAAGAAAAAGGACCGGCAGGAGTTGAAAAATTATTTCCTCCACCAAACCAACCATATGTTGTTCCATCGGTTGATGCTGCTTGACCTTGATTAGTTCTAGTTAACGGACCACGAACACTTGCTGTAGCGGTATCATTTGCATAATCAATACGATCTACCCTAGAATAATAAATTCCCTCCCATGTCGGCGGGCCGACGAAAAATCCACCGGCAAACCAACCATAACTTGTACTACCAGTACCGGCCATTGATGATCTAGTTGAACTTAATGGACCTCTAATAGTTGATGTTACTGTATCAGTGGCATATGTTATCCTAGTTACGATACTACGGTATCCGATAGTACTAGGGTTATCAAATCCTACTGCAATCCAGCCATATGTAGTGCTGTCAGTAGATGCTGCACCTTGATATGAACAACCGGATAATGATCCCCTTGTACTTGCAGTACCAGTATCAGTTGCGTATGTTATTCTGGATACTGTAGAATAATCACTAGGTGATTGATCCTTACCACCTGCAAACCATCCATATGTATCTGTGCCGTTCGCAGTAATACTATAAGCACTATAACTTAGTGGGCCGCGATTACTTGCTGTATCAGTATCTGTTGCATAGGTGATCCTTGATACTGAGCTAATAGCAACTGTAATGCGTGAACCAGCAAACCATCCATAATTTAAATTACCGGTACCGGCATTTTGATATCTGGTGCCGTTTAATGGTCCACGAACACTTGCAGTAGCGGTATCAGTTGCATATGTTATTCGTTGTACTGTTGAAGTAACACCAGAATCGTCAGACCCACCTGCAAACCATCCTGCTGTTGGAGTTGATGGTGGTGCGGCAGTTATTCCTACTCCACCACTAAATGATATTCCACCTGTTATTGATATTGACATATTTTATTCTCTTTATTGAAATATTTCTGGATGTGCTTTACCAAATATTTTAATATATTTGCCAGCCATTACATCCGCTTCTGCTTCTATTGGACTACCTGGATAACTATCACCCGGCTTAATCATATTTAATTCACCCTGGCGTACATGAGTTAATTCATGGAACACAGTACGTAATATATCTACTAGATTTCTATTAGCACAATAAACCCATACTTCACCCGTCTCTGGATTGTGTCTACCAGTATGATGACCTTCTTGTGCTTCATCACTATCATAACTAAACTCTATCTTTGGAGTATTTTCTAAATTCAACTTCTTACTTGTCCAAGCAAGAAACTTCTGTACAATAGGATTGTTATTCAAATCTTCTTGTTCACTCTCATCTAGTTTATCTTTAATCCAACTGTCTGGAGTCTTATGATATTTTCTAACAAACAAATCATGCAATGCATCACCGGTTATACGATGTTTCTTTGCTATGTTTTTCATTAGCTTATCAATGGTATTATAGTCGTGTTTCTCTAAGCTAGGAAGTTTCTTAGCTAGTTCACTTGCGGCCGATTCGTATAGTTCTATTGCTCTCATATTAGTATTTATGCTCACTTATAAGGTCCAGTAGCGAATTGGATTGCTTAAGGCAGAAGCCGCCTACCCTCGTAACTAAGTTACGGTCCTAAGGGTGTTAGTTGCACCAAGAAGTTTTAGCTTCTCCGTAGTATTCTCTTGCAAATCCATTCTGTATTAACATCATTCTTAAACTTTGTCCATCAAGTAATATATCACCCAATACACGTCCACCATACTTATCCCAATCAGCTATAGCTACTTGACGTTTCTGTGCTTTAGCTATGGCATTTTTTGTGAAGGCCGAAGCAGCCTCGCCACGCTGTGCTTCACTGGGGCACATTGCTCTATGACCCTTTTCAGGTGTGTCAACACCAAACACACGAATACTTAATTCTTGCTTTAATGGTGGGGGTAAAAATGTTGCTTGAAATGCTACTGTATCTCCATCAATAACTCTAGTGATTGTAAAATCATATACATTCATTGGCTTTTGTTTTTGTGCAAATGCAATAGTAGATATTGCTAATAGTATGATTGTTATTATTTTCTTCATGGTTCTCTTTATAATATGTTTTTGTAGTCAATAAACTTTGCATGTCTATCTTGTAATCCACGTAGTGCTGGATTAATCTTTTGTGTTACTGCCTTCGTATCGTTGAAGTTATTTATATAGGGTTTAACACGTGTCTTCCAATACCATATAGCAATCTTGGCTGCAACATCTGGTCGTTCTGCTAAATCAGGATCATTTAATAAATCAATACCTAAACTTTGACTAGCCATACGATAGTTATCACGACCGGTCAATTGAATAAATCCACGACCATGATATTTTTCTCCATCACCTATCTGCTTATTACCCAATATCTTAGCAGTACGTGGTGCATATTGACGGTCATACTTTTTAGCAAAATAGCCTTGACCTACACCCTTTTCTTTTAGTCTACTAAAATTCCAGGATTCATGTTTAGTTTGAGCCATAAACTGTGCTAATTCAATACCAACTATACCGGCAGCTACAGCGGCTTTATGTAATAAACTCTCAATTTGAGGATTGTTACTCAATGTAGTTACAGTAGGTTCTTTTTGTGGTGCCGTTGGTGTATCTTTATTAACAGTAGGTTTTGTATCTCTAGTACCTAGTGCAGCCATACCAGCTAAACCACCTAAGAAGCCTCTACGTGATAAATCTTCATCTACTACATTACGATTTTTTACCCTACCAATCTCAATACTGATAGGTGTATTAGTAGTTCTAGCTCTAAAAATTTTATCAGTCTCTCGCACACCTGGTTTAAGTTCAGAGGCTACAATTAAAAATCTTGCTCTGTTTTTTTTCATACCGACAAACTCACCCACTAACACTTGATAGTTAGGATAATTTGGAGTCAAATCTACTTTAGGATTTGCTTGTTCGGTAATAAACTCTGTTGCTCTCATTCACGTTCTCTTTTTAATATAGAACGAATGAACCATGCTTTCTTACCATACAAGTCTTGTAGTTCAGCCATATAGTTTTCAATACCATGTTGATTCTCACCAGCTGCCTCATCAAACATTGCTGTTACTAACTGAAGCATTGTTTCACAATCTTGTAATGATTCAACAAACATTAATTCAGCACGTGGAATCTTTATTTGGTCTTGTATGATACTTAGTTCAGCATAACGTGTTAGACTGCCAGGAGTATAGTGACCTAGTATTCTTATATATTCAGCAATAGGATCAATCGTAGCACTTACATCTTCGTACAATGTATTAAAGAATTCGTGATATTGTGGAAAGTTACTTCCCTCTACGTTCCAATGAAAGTTTTGTGTTTTGATAGCAAAACTTTGTGTGCTTGCTAGTAATACTTTTAGATTGTCTGACAACATAATTACTCTTTAATCTTTCTTTTTTGTATCAACATTAATGGCTTTGCCACTACGTTCTGGATTAGGATCTTCTCTACGCTTACGTTGAGCGGCACTAGCACGACCCTTTTTACCTAGACTATGTGCTTTACTTTGTGGCAAACATTTTGGTTTACCTTCGCCTGGTTCTCTTGCACACGGACCTTTAATCTTTCCTTTAGTATCCATGCGAACCCATTTTTCTTTATTGAACCAATCATGTAAACTTTCGTCTGCTTGTTCAATACCTTCTAGTATAGAGCTTTCATTTTTCTTTCCGCCTGTACCCCAGTTACTTGCGCCTTTATTGCGGCACTTAACTAACGCACCAGATGCATAAGCACTTGGCCATACTTTATAACGGCTCTTTACTTTGTAGTAGCAAGCATCTTTCTTTTCATTCATTAGTTCTTCACTAACCATCTCGCCACCACAATGCGGACAACTTTCACTATGTGAATGTTGTTCTTCTACACTTTCTTTAGGCACACAGTTAGGGACCATACGTCCACCTTTGTTTTTCATTCCAACTTGTTTATGTGTGTCCCAGCATTTTTCATCTAGTTGTTCTTCGTTAGTATTCTTTACACAGTTAGGATATGTTTTGCCAAACATTTTTTTGTTACCTTCTTTGTGATAACCTTTCCAACAAGCTTCATCTAACTTAGCATGGTCTACGTGAGTTTCACACATACCACAATCAGGACATGTCATTTCCATAACATTGTCAATACTTTCATTGTGTTTCTTCTTGCCTGCACAATGAGCTTTTTGACTAAAACCTTTAGGATGACTACAGTTGATACTACTCTTGTACTTTTGACTCCAACCCTCATCCATCTCTTGTTCATTAACATAAATTGCGGCAGTTGTTTTATTTAAACTTTGAGGATCTCTTACTCCGGCTGCTATTTTAATTGCTCTAACTTTTTGTCTATAGTCATCAGCATATTCAGCTAATCTGTAGCCTAACATTTTACCAATTTCATCGGGTGTAGCTGGCTTATCTTGAGGAGTATTTGCGCCAAATGTTGTGTCTAGTATTTTAGGCCATACATTCCACATCATACTTGCTAACTCTTTATATGCTTTACTTCTTAATTCTTTAATTTGAGCTTCAGCCTCATCTTCAGATATACGAGGAGCAGGAAGTGTTCCCTTAAATGCTTGAGCATTGCTAGCACCACCTAAGCCTGCGGCAGCCAATGCGCCAGCACCTGCAGCCTTGCCTGCTTGTCCTAAAAACCCTCTACGGTTCATATCAGCTTCATCTACTCCTTTAAAAGGATCTTCTTTTGATTTAGGTCTTGCACTATCAGGAACAACTCCGCTAGTACGACCAAACGCATCAGCAGGTAACCTTTTTGAAATACCTTTTAGATTTCTTGGTCTACCACGTTCACCTTCAGGATCTCCAGGATGTATTTCTTTTTTAAATTCATTTGACCCCGGATCTACAAATAGATTAGCCTTGCCATACTCTCTACCCATTCTAGTATTATCATATGTATCACTATCATAATCAATTCTCTTAGGCGATTCTTTTAAACCTGATTTTTTACGTATATACAATCTATCCTGTAACATTGAAATAGAATTGTCTAACTTTTTATTCAATGATTGATAGTTATCTTTTGCACCATACTTAACATGCATTCTAGTATCAGCATCGTTCTGCATTGCTGGAGTCAACAAACCTTTACGGTCAATTTTATCAATTAACTTGTCCAATAGTTCTTGTTTTTGTATAGCATTATTGAGTTGTGCTAATCTAGCTTTTAATACTGAATGCTTCTCACCAGGTTGTGCAACCGGTGTTGCTTCCGGTGAACGTATTGGTTGGCTTCTCATTTTGCCAGCAACATTATTTCTAAAATCTTGTTCCCATTGAGCTAATTCGTCGGCACGTTTTTGTTCAATTTGTTGTTTGATTTGTTGTAATGCTTCTAGAGATTGTGATTTTAGTTGATCACCTAAATTTTCAAACGTATTAGAATAACGTTTATCATCTAAATCATCATGGTAACTTCTTTGAGGTGGCTTTTTTATTTCTATTGGTTTGTTAGGATTTGAACCTCTATAACCACGTTCCCATGCTGCCGCACCTGCTGCCGCACTTTTACCATTTTTAACAAAATGGTTAATAACTTCTTGTTTACTGTTAAATCTATCTTCTGAAATACCTTGACCTATACCAGATTTCTTTGTATCATTTGCAAATTGTTTCTTAGTTGCTTTAACAATACCACTGAAACGTTTATCACCACGCTTAAAGTCTCCCTCTTTATCAGCTTTGCCTGCGTCGGCGGCGGCAGCTGTTTTGTATTGTGCCAATTTCTCATTAGAGATTTCATCTAATTGTTCTGATTCAGGCATTAATCCATATTTTTTAACACGTGCATCTAATTCAGCACGTTCTTTGGATAATTTATGTACAAGTTCGTTATTACCCATCTTAATTGCTTGTCTAAGCTTTTCCTGAAGAGCCTCAGCTAAATCGTAATAATCATTCATTCTCATTCTAGTTTGATTACTATCATCTTCATTTGTACCAGTTGCTAATCTATCATGGTCATTATCACGTTGAGCTTTCTCTTTAGCAGCCTTCTGTTGTTGACCCAATTGATACATCTTTTTAGAATATGCAATATCAGCATCAGACGTATCATCTTCTTGTGAACGATAGCTAGAACGTGATTTGCCACTACGTGCTAAAGCATCCTGATAATCCCAATCACTATCGTAATTATGCGGACTAGTTTCGTTTATTATACCTTTAAGAATATTGCTCATATTACGCTTTCTTATTAGGTGACTTAGAACCTTCATTCACACCTTGTTGTCTATACATATCAATCATTTGTTTAATATAGAAATTGTAAAAACCACGACGGCTATTGTATTCTCTATTTCCTAGTACGGTCGTTAGTGCTCTTACAGCATCACTTACTTCTGCACCACGCATTATTTTTAATGAGTCAGTAACAAGTGAATCACCTCTTTGGTTGTTTTCTGTTACACCTCGTCTTTTTTGTAAGAATCTATAAGCACTTACAAAGTCACTAGGGAAATCTTGATCTCTGCTAAACAACGATACAGCACGTGTTTGACTGGCTAAATCTTGTACAGCAACTTTATATCCTATGTTTAAAACATCATCTTCACTATTAAGATTAGGTCTAACATTATAAACATATTGTGCTAATTTTTCTGCATACTTTGAACCAAACTCGGGTCCTTCATTCACACCTTGAATTTGTTTACCTTCTAAGTATTCACGTATTGTGTTTAGATAGTCATTAGCTTTAATAATCTTTTCTTGTACCCAACCATCAAGACCTTCATCTTCACTAACATCTTTAATCATTGAATAGACTTGTTGAGCATTCTTTGCGGCACTGAATAAATCACTACGTGCCATCTCAACTTCATGGTCTATACGACTTTGTCCATGTGGAACAAATCCAGTTTTTGATTTGCGACCTTGTCCCGGAACGACAATAACATCATCTTCTTCTAGTTGTGCTTCACTAAGTTCAGCACTTTCATTGATGCTATTAGCATATGGGACACTAGTCTTTTTACCCTTGAATAGAGTTCCTACTTTTTTGCCACCATATATGCTAGTATTTCCCCTACTTTGAGTGCCACCTAATGGTGAATTTACAGTAGCTATTGAGCCTGCGGTTGTAGTTTCAGTGATTTGTTTGATTTTCATAACGGATTTCCATACTAATAGTGTATTTATCAAAATACCATAATATGGAAACTTATTAGATTTTGCCTGATGGCTTTGCTGTTGGTGGAATACCCGCTCTACTTGTATTCCAATAGAATGCTTTTGCGTTCTTTTTGATGCTGTCAGGCTTAACATCTACTGTTAATGCTGTACTAAAACGTGGGTCTTTTTTCTCTTTTTCAGATGGTATATAACCTGAGGCTTCGCCCACATTGTATGTAGGATCAGTCTTCTGACGTTTCATACCTTTAGGCTGATTAATATCAACTGGATCAATATCCGTTGTTGTCAATCCTGTTTTTTCTAAATCTTTAATATATTTATGTTCAGTATCTTCATCGCCAAACGCAAGAATAGTGCTAGGAGGACCTTGACCAAAATCATGTTTACCTAAACCATCAAGATTGCTAATATGTTGACCTAGTTTATACCAATCATATACATCACTTACATCTACTTTAACTGTACCGGCAGGCATTGTTGGCTTAAACTCTGGACCAGGTGGAGGTCCATTTGGATCATAATCTTCATCTACATTAGCATACATGTTATCTAAACTCAAATGTTTGCTATGTAATCTATCTCTTAAATCATATAGTTTTGTAATATATCCACGGCTACGTAATGCTTTATATGCTAGATTTTCAGGTCCAAACTCTCCACCTTTATCTAAGCCAGCTTGACGATATTGCTTAATCTTTTTTAATATTTTATTAACTTTACCTATTTTATTAGATTGTAATGCTGTATCAATAATATCTAATAGTTTTGTATATTTTGCTTTAGTAGCTGTTTGGTCAAAATTTGCTCTACGTTTAGTTGGCAAACGCAACCATTTCTTATCTTTAACACTATATTCACCTAAACTAGTTACAGGTTCTGCCGCATCCTGTATATACAATTCTACTGGAATTCCATTGATAGTGATATCATGTGAATCGTTGTATAAATCTTTTTTAGCTTTGAAGAATTCATGGTAAATGTCATCGTCTGGTAGATCCTTCATATTGACTAATATATGTAAATCTAAGTCGCTATGGTCTGTGTAGCTATAGGCTGCATTACTTCCAGAGATAGTGATATCTCGTACATCTAAATCATGTATCCCCATCTCTTGTAAGAAATCTTGTGCTATATTTTTTAGTTGTAGTTCTACTTCAGGCTGTAAGTGCTGACCACGAAATAATTTTGGATTGAGGTTATCGTGAAATGTCACTGCATCTGACATTTTGAATGAATGTAGTTCTTTTAAGTCCATATTTTATTGTATACCGGATGCACTGGCCAACTGTCGGCTTGCTAGACTTAACGGTCCACGTGCTGTCGCTGTTACAGTATCTGTTGCAAAAGTTATTCGTTGAATTGTAGATATTATATTAGGAACGACATAACCTCCACCAAACCATCCATATGTGGTGTCACTAGATGCAGACCAGGAACTCCCGGCTACACTTAAAGGACCACGAACACTTGCTGTTGCTGTATCTGTTGAGTATGTTATTCGTTGTATAGTACTAATCCTCCCATTGCCCGGTGAATAACCACCTCCAAACCATCCGTCGGTGGTGTTGCCGGTACCGGCTGCTGCCTCAACACCAAAACTTACCGGACCACGTACACTTGCAGTATTTGTATCTGTTGCATATGTTATACGATTTACTACCGACTCAGATCCTCTGCCTCCAAAAAACCATCCGTCAGTTGTATTACCGGCTGCTGCCGAAAATAGTTTACTTGCGCTAAATGGACCTCGAACCGATGCAGTTGCTGTATCTGTTGAATAAGTGATCCTATTTACGGTTGATATGGAAAAGGCTCCGCCAAACCAACCGTCAGTTGTATTACCGGTGGCTACTAAACCACTTAGTGTTAAACTTAAAGGACCACGTGCTGTCGCTGTTGCTGTATCTGTTGCGTATGTTATTCGTTGAACTGTAGATGTTTGTCCAGGCTCTGTATAACCTCCGCCAAACCATCCGTTAGTTGTATTGCCGGCCGCGGCAAATTGAGATACGATGAAGCTTAATGGACCACGTACACTTGCTGTTGAGGTGTCAGTTGCAAAAGTTATTCTTTGCACGGTAGATACAGATGATGGTGCTCTACCTCCACCATACCATCCTGCTGTTGCTTGAGTGGGAGCTCCTACTGTATAAGCAAATCCACCACTAATAGTTACATTGTCAAGTTGCATAATATTCCTTTTGTTTTCACGTAGTATTTAGTCAAATCCAGTTAAAAGCCCCTTTCGGGGCTTTTGTTATAGTTTCTTAATTTCGTTGCCGTCTTTATCAATAAACTTCATGCCGTGCTTTTCTTGTTGTTCTTGTAAGAACATGGGTCCTACAGTTTTCATCAAGTGTTCTTGATTCTCCATACAGAAAACATATGATCCTGAATGACGTAACAATACACGTTTGTCCATCCAAATCTTGCCACCCATATCACGCCAGTTTTCACAGAATGTCCAATCTTCACTATAATAACGATTCTGACGAACTGCTGTGTCAAAATATGTTTTCAAGTGTTGGTCAAACTTTGGATCTAATCCAATGTCGTTCTTATATTGTTTAACAGCTGGATGAGACTTCATTTTCTCAAACACATGTTTCTTCATCAACAAGAAACCTGTACCTGCTTTAGATACTTCTTGTAGTCCATCTGGACCTTCTTCTGCACCTTCAAATCCGTTAACAACCCATTTGATTGGCATTGTCTTCATTGGGTACAATCCACCAATAACATCTACGTCACGGTTCAATAATACTAGTAAGTGCCATGGCTCCCAACCAATGTCAGCGTCAACAAAGAATAAGTGTGTTGCTTCTGGCATATCTAGGAACTTAGCAGTCAATGTGTTACGTGCTCGGCTAATGAGTGATTCATTAACCATTGTTTCTAATGTCCAATCAATACCAAGTTGACGGGCAGTATTAGCCCACTTGATGAAACTCATGAATGTTGATTCAGTTAACATACCACCATAACATGGCATAGCGATATGTACTTTAGTAGTTTTTAAAAAGTCTACATTAACTTGTACTTGTCCCGGAGCTGGTGCTGCCGGTGGATTTGCGGCTGCTTGTGCGGCAATTTCCTGTATTTTTTCTACAGGAACTGTTTTTGTAGATTTAGCCTTAGCCGGTGCTTTAGTTGCGGCTTTTGCTGGTTTTGCAATTGCCTTTTCAGTTGTTTTCTTAGTTGCCATTTGATCCTCTTGTTAAGATAGTAATATTTACATCAAAACGAGGTGATCAAAATATTTTTAATTTTCGTCTAAGTAATCAGCACTTTCGGATAAATTAGTTTCTTCCTTAATTTTATCTGAAGATTTGAATGAGAAATCAGTTTGTTTAAACTGTGGGTATTTTTGTATAGCTTTGTTTACATACTTATCAAATATTTTATAAGGAATATCTGTTGCGACAAGTAAAGGAGGTTTATTACCACCTGGTCTTACATAGATATTAATCTTGTTAGGATGAACAATACGTTTAACTATAGGGCCTTCTTCTAAATCATACTGACTAGTACCCTTTGCCCAGCCAGTAAATGTCTGAGCATCTTCAATAGACAACAATACATTTTGTCCACGATTGTTAGTAAGTCTTAGATTGAACTCACCCGGCCCATCATATTCATCATTAAAATCAATTGTCCAACCTTTTTGTTGAAGTTTAGCGGCATTATACTTTACATCATTAGCAGTACCATTACCGAAACCATCAGGATCTATCGTAGCGGCAAGACCTGAGTTATCTTCACTTGCCCAAAACCAATCATTTGCTAACATCAAAATATCTTTAGGTACTTGTTGCCACGTTAATGTTTTTGATGGTTGTTTGAATGGAACAACATCACCTTCCGCCAAACCTTGCTTTACTGTTTTATAAGCACTCTGTAGCACAAACATATATTCTTTATCTGTTATATCTGGTAGTATACCTTCAACTGCTGTATTGAAAAATTCATCACCTGCTATCATATTCATAGCATGAATCATACCCAATTCATCAACATTTTTTTCCTTTGCTACTTGTATAGCAATTTCTAATAGTTTTCTTATTCTACGACTTCTATCATCCCCGCCACCTCTGTCGCTACTCGGTGGTACAAATTCATTTATTAATCCTTCTGCTAACTCATTACCCATACCCATATCTAACATCTTAACAACGTTAGCGGCTAATTTAGGATTCTTTTGTGTTGCTGGATACAAACTCATAACCATTGCAGTCTTACGTTTGTCATTCAATTTAGGCCATGCATTACGTATCTCTGTTGCACTACTAATACCAGGACCAAATTCTACTGTAGGTAAATAAGCCATATATGCATGTTTGCCAAATGGTTGTACATCTTTGCCTGTATATGGTTGAAAGTAAGCTGGACTACCATCTTTCTTTGTTCCACCTGGTTTAGGACTCTCATTACGATCCTTTTCACTACGAACAAATATTACTACATCTTGTTCTGGATTAAACTTATCAGTAATTTCTCTAGGTTGAAAGGGACTTTTAACTTGTATAAAATGTCCAGGAGCTACACCTGCTACCTTAGCTAATTTTTCTTTAATAGCAAATGGGAAAGGTCTTGTCTTTGTATCATTAGTAGCCGCAACATATACATCAGCACCCGAAAATGCTTTTAATGCGGATTGATACAATGATGCATGTCCAGCATGAAAGGGATGAAATCCTCCGGGCATTATAACAATCGTACTCATATCAATAACTTAGCTTTACAAAATTAACTAGACCACCTTCAAAATCTACTACCTTAGCTCTCATATAAACAAAGTTACCATTTACATTTGTGTAAACAGAAGCATTGCTTGCAATCTGAGGGGCAGAGTTTGCTGCCGCATTTGCATTAGCTTCTAACTCATATACTTTGAACCAATCTGTACTACTTGGTGTAGTAGCTAAACTTGCTTCAATTGTAATATTTCCGGTACAATTTGTCAAATTAATATTAACTGTTTGTAAGTCTTTATTGCCTAAATAATATGCGGCAGCGGGTTGACTGTTACCAGTTACGGTATAGGGTGCCCCATTGCCTGGGTTAACATATGCTGTTTGTGGCAATAGGATAAGAGTAGTTGATTGGCTCATTATGCTTTTACAACCTCAACAACGACACTATCGCCAATTAATTCTTGGGCTACTTGTTCTAAAGCCGCTTGGATATCAGGGCTAGTAATACTAGTACCCTCATCATTATCTTTTACTATCTTACTAAAAGTGATTACGATTGATTCTGTTACAATCTTTGCCATGGTAAATACTCCATTTTATTAGAGTATTTATCATTTTAGATAGCTTCTGGTCGTTTTTCTAATTTATAGCGTTTTCCGAGATAATCCCCGTGCATTAATGCTAGATAGCTTAATGTACTTTCATCATCATAATCAATAAAATGAGTAGCACTAGTAAAACGATATCTCCAACTCCATGAAGGAGCAGTATTATTGTATCCCTTTAACCAGTATTTTAATGAAGGGCTAGGATGTAAGTCTTTTGATCGGTTCAATAAATCATCTAATTGCGTAACAAATGATTCTTGAATCATTTTAGATTTCAAATAAACCCTATACTTATATTTAGGATCTTTGACAAATGACTTTATTCCTACAAAATTATTTGTTTTAACCTCTGTATAATCATAAAAGATACCAGCTTTAATACTTTCACTTGTTTTTAATAAGGCTAAATCATTACTAAAGATTGATATCTTACTACTCTCAATACGAACTAATCCAGTATTATTTTCCTTAAGCATATTACGAAAATCTATAAACTTCCCTAGAGCCTCTAGATTATCTGTGACAACTGGCCTATCTGCATCTCTTATTTTTTTCCAACCAGTTATAGCATTATATCGCTTCATTAACCCATCAAAGTTTTTCTCATACATAGCATATCTAACACCCTCTATAGAGAATCTTACACGATACTTGTATTTGTTATAGTAATCACTATCCCGATAATCGTAAAAATCAATACCCGGGGTATCAGTTGCTAATTTCAATGATCCCATCTTCTCCTACTTTCGCTATTGATTTTTGAACAACAGTAAATTCAATTTTTTCATCTACTAAAACACAAGTTACACTAGCATTTTTAATACGTTCAAACAATACTTTCTTACTTAGTGGTACACGAATCAATTCATCAATCTTACGACTTAATGGACGAGCACCCATATTCTTATCATATCCTTTATCAGCCAAGTAATCAACTACTGGCTCACTTAAATTCAAACTAATATTATGTTTTTCTAGTAAAGCTTTCTTTAATTCTTCTGTAAACTTAACCACAATCTTCTTAATAGCAAGAGTATTAAGTTTACCAAACTTACAAATCAAATCAATACGATTTCTGAATTCAGGTTTGAAAAACTCTTTAATTGCTTTATCATCTTCACCTGTCTTTTCTTGGCTACCGAATCCAATATTGTTCTTCTCACTATCACTACTACCCAAATTACTAGTCATAATAATGATAGTATTCTTGCAGTTAACTTCTTTACCGTTACTTCCAGTGATATGACCTTCATCTAACATTTGTAAAAAGATATTAAAGATATCCGGATGAGCTTTTTCAACTTCATCAAACAACAATATACTATGTGGGTTCTTGCTCAAATCATTAATTAATCGTCCGCCACCTACTTGACTATCACCGAACCCAACATAGCCAGGTGGAGGACCAATCAAACTTGATACAGAGTGTTTCTCACTATACTCTGACATATCATATTTGAGTAATGGCATGTCAAGATTTTTACTTAACAACTTAGCCAATTCTGTTTTACCTGTACCAGTTGGGCCTAAGAAGATAAAGCTTGCTGTAGGTTTATGTTCATTACCGATTCCAGCGAATGAAACATATATACGTTCTAACACTTGTTCAACTGTTTCATCTTGTCCATATAGTTTGCCTTTGATATTAACTTCAAGGCTATTGATACGGTCAAAGTTATCACCATTAAGTTTATCAGCAGGGACACCAGTGAATCGTTCAACCTGATCATGGATCAAGTCTTTAGTAATAATTGCACCTTTATTACCTGCAACACGTTGTTTTGCACAAGCCGCATCTAACAGGTCAATACTTTTGTCTGGATTCTTTCGGTCATGAATATAACGTGCTGAACTATCTACGGCTGCAACAACAGCTTCTTCACTAATTTCAACATTGTGAAAATCATTCAATCGGGTACTTAGACCTTTAAGGATACGAATGGTACTATCATGTGAGGGCTCGTCAATAGAAACACGATAGAATCTACGCATTAATGCACGATCCTTTTCAAATGATTCGTAGTATTCTTCCCAAGTAGTACTTGCAATAACTTTCAATGTACCTTTAGTGATTGCAGGTTTAATCATATTAGCAAAATCAATTGAACCACTACTAGATGAACCACTACCCTTCATAGTATGAGCTTCGTCAATAAACAATACTGAATTTTTCTTAGTGTTCAATGCATCTAATACTTGTTTGACTTTTTCTTCAAAGTCACCACGATATTTACTTCCAGCAAGTAATGCACCCACTTCAAGTGAATACAATTCATGTCCGTGTAAGAATTCAGGTACAGTTTTATCTACAATCATTGTAGCAAGCCCTTCAGCAATTGCTGTTTTACCCACACCTGGATCACCTACCATCAATACATTTGATTTGAATCTTTTAGCAAGAACGTTAACAATATCATCTAGTTCTGTGCTACGTCCAATCAAGGGTTCTAATTTACCTGTACGTGCTAAATCAGTTAGATTAGTTGTATATTCTTCCAAGATTTCATCTGCTTGACTTTCAGAAAGTTTTGCAGTAAATTCAGCACCTTTATAAGTTTTTTGCCAATGTGCAACAAATTCATTTTTATGAATACCGTATTTTAGTAAGAAGTAATGTGCATGACTATTACCTTCACTTGCGATACTTAAATACAAATCAATAGTAGTTACTTGCCTGCGCCCAGTAAAGAGTACTTGAGTTACTGAACGATTCATTACCCGTTCTAAACTGTTTGTTTTTCTAGGTTGCACCTGAATAGCAGGATCTACTTTTGCAACGATAGCATGTAAACTATCAATATATGAAGTAACCTCTACTACCATAGTTTGAGTATCACACCCAAAACTATCTAAACATTTTTTAAATGGAGTATGTGTGATAAGAGACAATAGTAAGTGTTCAATTGTGCAATATTCATGTTTACGTTGTTTGGACAACTCTATAGCCTGTTCAATAATGGCTTCAATTTCGGGTGAATTATTCACATCCAGTTCCTTTAAAAATAATATTTACTGTGTTTTAGATTGCAAAATGCTATCAGTTATACGACTGTCTATAATATCAGGCATATAGGTTTTTAGCAAGATGATTTGGTCGCCATACGCATTAGTACCTTGTATTGGCATGCCATGATTACTTAGTTTTAAATGCATATATGGTTGAGTTTTTGGAGCTACCGTTACTTCTAAAGTTCTACCACTAATAGTAGTAAATTCAAATGATGTGCCAACAATTAAATCTAATATTGATATAGAATAATTGGCATACAAATCATTCATTTTTCTTTCATATTTTAAGTGATTATGTATTCTATATTCCACAATCAAATCTGATGAATTAACTACTTTTTCATAACGCACTTGCCCACCGTCATGTATCCCTTTTGGAATATTTACTTTAACCATATGTAATCCAGTAGGAGTTTGTAGTTTTAATACTTCGTCACCGCCATTGTATACTTGTTCTAAACTAATCCAATATGTAGTTCTATATGTATTTTGTTGTTGATGGTTATGTTGTCTAAACATTTGACCAAATATTTCATCCATATTAAACCCATTCATATTGAATTGGAAACCTCCACCCGGGAATCCTTGAAATGGATTACCCTGAGTCATAGGATTATCATATTGTTGTTTTTGTTGTGGATCAGAAAGAATGCGATATGCTTCTTCAATCTTTTGAAATGTAGCAGTATCACCACCTTTATCAGGGTGATGTTTACCTGCTAATTTTCTATATGCTTTTTTAATTTCTTCGGCATTAGCATTTTTACCAACGCCTAATGTGGAGTAATGATCTGTCATAATATCAAGTGTAACACAGTTAGTGTGTTAAGTCAATATTTATTATGATTTTCCTTCAATTTTTTCTTTTGTTCGCCCATAAGCTGCGATACCAAGAACAGCACCCATAGCGATATGGTATAGTCCAGCACCTTGTAATGTTAATGGTTGCCATTGCATTGTAACACTACCTTTACTCATTGCTTGTAACAAACTCCATAATATCGGGAATACAACAAAGTCCATTGTACAAGTTAGCATATATATCCAACCCATAACCGGACGCCATTTTTTGTTAATCCAATCTGTATTATCATTTGCTACTAATACATCTGCTCCACTAGCGGCATTTGTTGGAGCGGCACCTGTGAGTACTGGTTGATTGCTGTTTGATTGATTAACATTTTGTGTGCTTCCAAACCCTGAACTTGATTGTTGATTGAAGCTTGGACTTGAGAACGACCCTGGTGAATTAAAACCGCCCATGTTCATACTATTACCTCCTAGTGGTGCATTACCAAAACTGTTTGTTACGGGAGCTCCAAATGTACTACCTTGTGGAAATTGTTGTATTGTAGGATCAGCCGCTAATAGTTCATGGTGATCATCATCCAGTGCCATGGGCTGTTCAAAACCAGCCTTTTTAGGTAATATTGTTGCCATCTTTATAATCCTGCCATTGCTTTAAATGCTTTGATATCAGCATCTTGTTTATCTGTATGAATTGGTTTAACTTCTAGTCCAGCACGTTCACGCATCTCATTAATTTCTTCTTCTTCAACTTCTTCAGTTTCACGATAATCATGTGGACTAATAGTTATAACTTGTTTCAATATATCTTCTTCAGGAGAATGTTCTTCTTCATCTACAACAATAGTCCAATCTTTAACTGGTATGGCTGTTAATGTTTCTAAATCATCTAATAATTCTATGATACGTTTAGGTACACTACTTCTACGATTCATTTCAACAAACACTAGATATTGACCTGGCTTTACTTCGCCTTCACTAACTTGTGCATCAAGTACCCAATCATAACCACGTTCAAACCAATCAACTAAATCATTGGCAGCGGCAGCACTTTTAACTGTAAATGCCAATGTGACAATTTCACTATCATCACCCATATGTGCGGCATATTCATCCACAGTTACTGTAGGGAGCATTTGCCCCTCTAGGTCATGATATTCTAATCCCTCATTTAATATTGTTTTATTTGTCATAATATTACATTTGTGGTAATGGAGGAGGCATACCCATGCCTGGTGCTGCAGTGCCCGTTTGATCCATCATATCTTGTTCCTGGTCATCATCCTCACCAGTATCTTCTTTATCTAAGTCATCATCATATGCATCATCTAGCTCATTTAAGTCAATGTTCTGACCAGCTAAATCAATTGAACCTTCACGGATATCATCCATCAATTCTTTAGGCATTTCAATGTATATTAGCCATACTTCACGCATAGCTGTTTTAGGATAACGTGTACCGGGAATGTAATCATCTGGATTTTCTACTGCTACAGGTACTTTAATTTTTGTCTTTTTAAACTTAATTTTGCATCCCACACTAGCTAAACGTTTTGCACCACGTGGGTCTGGCATTAGTTTGTATGGATACATGAATATACATGCTACTGTATAGCGTTTAACATCAGGACCTTGGACTAATTCACCCAATTCCCAGTTCTTAAATGCATATAAGTCGGCTTCATCTAGTACTCGCTCGTAGTCTAGTAATACAGCCATTGATCCGTCGCTGGTAAATATACCTTTTACGGTGTCAATTATGCTTACATAATCAACATTGTCAAAAAATTCGTCTGCGGTTTTCATATATATATTTATCTTTTGTAGTTTGAATACATCAAATAACAATATTTCATACCGTAGCCTAATATTTATGCTAGGGTATTACTCAATAAGTATGCTACTATGTTGGTATATATTGACCTTAAATAAACTTGAGTGTTATGAGAACTCACCGCTCTACAAAGGAGAATTAACTTGAGCAAAAGAAAAACTAGCGCATTACGTACACAAGACACACGGTTTTCACACAATAAAAAACAGGATAATCAAACTTTCTACACACATGAATCAAAAACGATAGATTTCGCACAAGCACAGAGGGAAATGCGGGTAAATAAAAAACCCGTTCAACTTATCCCTAAGTCAGTTAACCAAGAAAATTATATCCTCGCACTACTGGATGAGCAGACAGATATTGTCGTAGTCACAGGTCCTGCGGGTACTGGTAAAACTTACTTAGCTATGCTTGCTGCCATAAAAGCTATGCGTAATGGTGAATGTGAAAGAATCATATTATCCAGGCCAGCAGTAGGTGTTGATGACGAAAAGCACGGTTTCTTACCGGGGGATATCAATCAAAAGATGGAACCCTGGACTAGACCGTTATTAGACGTTCTGCGTGAATACTACACAACAAAGGAAATAGCCCACATGCTAGAAGAACAGATAGTGGAAATTGCACCTCTAGCATTTTGTCGAGGACGAAATTTCAAACATAGTTGGGTAGTATTAGACGAGGCACAAAACGCAACCCCGGGTCAACTCAAAATGATTATGACCAGAATCGGCGTCGGTAGTAAGATTGTAATTACTGGCGATATTGAACAAGCCGATCGTAAAACAGCCGACAATGGGCTATTAGATTTACAAAATCGATTGAGGAAGGGGGTGATTCCGGGATTGCAATTATGTAAATTTGAACTTAAAGATGTTCAACGACATAAAATAATTGAGCATGTACTTAACTTGTATAGTTAAAAATGGGGCTTAGGCCCCATTTGTCTTTTCAGTAATAGTTGCTTCTTTTTCAAGTTGTGCAATTAGATTAGGATAAATCTTTACATAATATTCATGCATCTGAACCCAATCTCTATCTAATGCCTTACCTTCAATTACACATTTATCTACTTTTTTCTTAGCATAATCTAAAATAACATTGCAGGTTTGAAAGTCACTGGCTTTGACTTTTTTAGATACTGCAACTTGCTCATCAATTTGCCCATTGGGCTTTCTCATGAATGTAATTAATAAATATCTCATAAATCACTCGTCAATTCTACTAATGTGGCTGCCAATGATATTTCAGGGATGCCCACCATACTTAAATTAGCTAAACCATTTCTAATAACAATAATACTAGCATCACGCTTTTCATTAGACTTACCCCATAAATCTAAATTCTGATACATCCATGCATATGTATCTTCAATACGTGTGGGATACAATGCAATATATTGTAATAACTGTTGTCTGCCTTCAAGGACTTTACCAGCCTTAAATAAATTAGTTGCTTCTACTAACAACTCATCTTCGCTAGATCCCTGAGTATGTGGTGGCAATAGTTTACCTGTACTACTATTAACTTGTAACTGATTCAAACACTTACGCAAGTCTGGATATGTAGCACGTACATAACTATCTAAATCATCTAAATCAAATACAATGTTCTCACTTACTAACACAGTTGCCGCTCTCGCAGTGAACTCTGTTTTATCTGTTTTTGTAATATGAAACTCATGGCATCGTGACTTCAATGCAGGGATAATTCTATGCTGATAGTTACAAGTTAATATAAATCGTGCGGTCATATGATATGCTTCCATATCGTTACGCAATGCCGCTTGTCCAGCTGGTGTCAAATAATCTGCTTCATCTAGTAGTACAACTTTGAAGTTACCAAATGGCATTGTTTGTACAAAGTTAACAATCTTATTACGTACAACATCTACACTATTCTCACGTGATGCATTGATCTCCAATACATCATATTCACTTACATCAAGTTCATGGATCAATACTTTAGCAAGAGTTGTCTTGCCAGTACCTGGATCACCTGATAGTAATAGATGAGGGATAGAGCCATCTTTAACCCAACCCTCTACTTGATTCTTCTGTCGTTCATCTACAAACACATAGTCTGCTACTGTTTGTGGACGATATTTTTCTACCCAAAGACTATTTTTCATTTTCTTAACATTTCTAATGTGATTATATGAGCTATGCCCTGACCCATGTCCTGATCAGATGGAATGATGTGTAAATTGTGATTATGTCTATCAGTCTTGTCATCGTATACAGAGTATTCTAATACATATCCTCCACTAGCTTGATGTATAGTGAAACTCATCCCTCTACTATCAAGGCTTGATCCTCTAATAAGAGCACGCCCTCTATTAGTTTTAGTTTCTACTACCTCATTAGTATCTAGCGGATACAAAAAGTTTTGTAATTTTTGTCTTAACCAATTTTTCATTAATATACCTTATCACTCATTGTTTCATCTTCCATCGGCTCATCCGATACTAAGAGTATATCACCGGGATCAACTTTACGCAATGTCTGTTTACCCGAAGGTGTCTCAACTGTGATACCCCGTGTCCAACGACCGTGACTGATAAGAATATATTTACCTATCTCTAATTGCGGATCATCTTGATCTGGACCTAAACCATATATCTTTGCCCAGCGGGGACGGATGCCCGAACTTTTCTTATCATCATCAAGCATAATGATGCCACCTTTACTGATACGTTCATCAAAATGCATTTCAGATACAATGATATGATCCTTAAAGAATCTCATTGTATCTACTTTGGTGGGGCTAAATGCTGGCTTACTATATTGGTTCATTTCTTTTTAAGTTCCTGTGCTTTAATTTTTTCAATTTCAAGTTCATCTTCTAAATTTCCTTCAATCTCACGTTCAAGTTCATTTAATTGTGATAGATCAATAGTTGGTTTAGGTGGTGTAGTTGGTTTGTTTCGTACCGGTTGTGCTGAACGATTCCCTACAGTTTTATTATATGAATCATTTACTTTAGTTGTTGCGGTACGTAGAATACGTCCATGTGCATCAATAGTATCACCCCGTGCATTAACTTTCATATTACCCACTGCTCTAGTTTTTTCATTTTTTGCAGTTAGTGCTGCCATGTCAACTGATTTACCCATTGCTGTTCTGTAATTAGCCATAATATTTCCTTATTTTAAAAATTCACCAATATCTAATTGGTAATATAAACTATTTATACGGTGTATACCTATTAAAAACAATACAAAACTTGCTACACTACTACCACGTCCTACACCCCATACTATATTATTCTCTCGCATTGTGTCAACCAAATATTTTAAATACTGTAACAACACAAACATATTACGTTCTTGGAACTTAATTAGTTCATCACCGGCACGTTGTAATTCTTCTTCATTTTTGCATTGATCCAATACCCATTTAGCAATATCTAGTTCATAGTATTCTTTGGGCATATGCCATTTTGCTTGATTTGTTTTATCAAATTCTTCTAATGAAATGGCTGAAGCAGTATATTGTTTTAGATTTGGGATGTTTTCTAATGAGAGAAACCCATTAAATTCTATGGGACTATCAACTAATGCGTTAGAGATTGTACGTGTAGGGTCTTGCAAGAACAATTCACATAAATCGTTCTGATTGTAAATTAATTGACCATACTTATCTGTTTTCATTCATGTATTATAGCACAACTGTTACTAAAATACAATATGTTTGGATAATTACTTTTCCTGTTCAGTCGTAAAAACGATTTCACAATTAGCTGTATGGTCTTTTTCTTTCCAAACTAAATTGTATTCTGCCCAATCTGTTGTAGGTGTTTTGAACAATTTAACAATTTTATCTTTCTTTACAGATTTTTTAGTGTCAGCAATTGATGTACTATTATCCATCCACCAGCCATGTGATTCTAAAGGTCCTAATGGGCTTTCAATGTCACATATAAATTTTACCTCATCACTTATACGTGAACCCAATGTAATATCTGTAATAATCAATCTACCCTCAGTAATGCTGTTAAGTTTAGTTAGTAATAACAATGTTATAATTTGGTCGTATGGTTCTTCGGGTACTGTACATACTTTAAACCCACATGAGTTATATTTTTCAATAATTTTTTGTTCAGTATTTTGAACAAAAATACTATTTTCCAAACATTCATTTAAAAAATATTTTATTCGTTCCATTGCAACATTTTGTTCTCTAATGGATTCAGTTTCTACTTCCATATACAATGTTATTGTATATAGATTCATTAAAAATTCTTCTTGGAAGTAAACACCTGCTTGAAATGAAAATTCTCGTTCTATTCGTGTGGTCAATTTTAACTTTCTTTTTGAATATTGATTTGTGTTTTATCACCTTGTTTTTTAAGTAACTCGTCCATTTTGCGGCCATACTCTGCTCGGTAACTTGCCATTACCATATTCAATTGATGAATCATAGCACCATTTTGCATACGATATGCAAAGTTTAGTTTTTTGGTTAAGTCCGTTATGGAACCCTGTAGTTCTTCTAACGTTTTATCTGAGAGTGATGCAATGAACGGGTGTTCCATTCAAATATTTATTACCAAGATGTTAGTGCAATTCTTTTCCAAATATCCGAACCTACATATGCGGTTGCTACACACGTGCCACTAGCAGACGTTAATGTAAATACCGTATCTGCAACGCCATTTGTCCTAGATTGACTGATAGTAATATTACCACCAGTACCGACTGCTTTAATATAATATACTGTATTTGCTGTTATTCCGCCAAATGTTGTTCCAGTAAATATAATAGGAGAATTAGTTGCATTCTCTATACCTGAAGTATTATTTAAAGTAACATTCCCAGAACTATTCGTAGCAGATACAGATTTTTCATATGCAGTAGAGTTATAATCATCTGTACACACATACAAGTAAGATACTGGGTTAGCATACATCGGAAGTGTTGGACTAGCATTTCCAGCTAAGTTAACATTTGCACCACCTAATGCTGTTGATACAGTAAAATATGTATTAGCTGAAACATTACGTACATAGTAAGTTGTACCAACTGTAATATTAGCTTCCATACTTACACCAGTGAATACTATTGGCATATCCGTATATAATTGCACTGTATTGGCTGTATTTAAGTAGTCCGATGCATTAGTACTAGTGATTGATAACTGATTAACACCCGTACTTACTGCTATCTCACCCACTATATCACCCTGATTACCAGTAGGAATAACATTGCGTGTTTGTATTTGTGATGCTATTCTAGCATTATTAAATGGTTCTACTGTAATTGTATTTCCGCAATCAAGTGTGCTAAATCTATAATCTAATTGAGTTACACCATATGGTACAGTAACTGTATTAGTGTTTGCAACGTTAGCATAATTTTCTAATGTTGTTACTCCATCAGTAACTTGACTAGGGAATGACAATACTGCTGTGTTTCCGGCATTATTACTTGCAATTGCCAATTGTAATTGGACATTACTTTGTGTACCGGTAGGAGCCCAACCAGTAAATTGAATTGTTGTATTACCTGCAATAGTACCATATTGTACATCACCGAGTGATACATTTACTGACACTGTACCTGATAGTGCATTACCTAAATTATAAGTACTAGCACGGAAGCTACGGGTTAATGCATTACTAATAAGTGTATTAGCCATATCATTATTGACAGTAGAGTTATCCAATGCGGATTTAACTACAACTTTATTTTGTAGGTCTGTTATTTCTGTTCCTGCAGTGTTTAAGTTAGTTCTAATAGCCGCAAAGTTATCTCTAAATCCTTGACTATTATTATTAACCCCTGGTACAGGATAATTTACGTTGATACCGTTTGTATTAATTGTGCTCATATTCTTTTTGTTCCGTTATATATTTAGTATTGCGATTGGTCTGGTAAAATTGTTTGTCTAGGGAACAATACATAAAAATCTTTACTATCTATCGGGTCAGGTACAGGATATGCGCTAGGTAGTCCTGTCCATGCGGGAGGTGTTAGTTGTTTATCATAATTGTATGTTTCGCTCTTGTTTACACTAAATCTATCAATTTTAAAATTAATATCATTTAATGTATATTGCCAATCATTTTGTATGTTATTTTTAATAGTTTCAGCATAGCTCATATAATCTGCTCTTGTTAAACCAGTTGCTTCAAACTCAGCATAAGTTAGTGGCTCATCGTTAACAACTATTCTAGGTTTAGTATAACAAATAACCCATGCTTGCGTATAGCCTAATGTTCCACCATTTTCTTGTTGACTAGTCATCCATAATGGTAATAATCTACTATCTTTTACTTGACCAACTACTTGTCCTACACGATTACGCATATTGAAAAGACTATTTGGATATAACGTTTGTGCATAACCAGGAGTTAAACTTGTATAATAATCTTGTCCTAACACTGTTTCATAACTAGTAAAGATATCTGTAATACTAGTATACCATGGACCTAATTGTAAATCTATTAGTCTAGGCCAACGAATTTCTTGTTGTATACTGATACCTGAAGGGTTAACTAAATTGTCAATAACTTCACTATATACTACCTCATATATTATTTCACCTAAATTATTTTTTGCTACAGCAGTTTTTAATTCCCCTAAAGTAATATTTCTCCAATAATGATTTTGTGTAACCGCAGCCAAATATTCATCAATGTTACTAGCATACATACCATATGCATGTTCATATATTACACTAGTTGCTTTACCAAAATATATATCATTAGGTCTATAAACCATTTCTTCTGGAATTAATGTGTCATTTGTTAACAAACCGTTAATAATATTTCTATCATTTATACTAGGGGAAGCTTTAATATACAATGTATCTGTTGGTTGAGTATATTCTTGTAGTATTGTAATATTGAATGTTTTGGGGGATTGTATTACTGGGTACAAAGGTGAATATGCTTGAACAGTAAACGTAAATACAGTTTCTGCATTTTGTTCTAATAATGAACTTGATGGTTGATCCGCAACACGTCCTGTTATTTCACCATTGTCTAATAATAATAAATTAGGTGGTAAACTACCACTAACAATTCTATATGATAATTCTGTATCTGCTACTGCTATTACATTTAATGTACTTATAGTGCTATTAAATAATGTGCCTAAATCTGATGGTGTTATCCATAATATGTTATCTGTTACACTATTACTTAAATTATAACTAAAATTAAAATTAGTTGTAGCAATGCTAGGGTTGGAAGTTTTATATACATTTACTGCAAAATTAAAAGTACTTAAGCCAATTGAATTTAATGTAGGTGTACCGGTTATCCAACCAGTATCTGGATCACCTGTTAAATCTGTAGGTAGATTAACATAATCATATGTTAAAGAATTACCATCAAAATCATATCCTATTATTTTAAATGTGAAGTATTCTCCACTTCTTATTGTACCTATATAAGCAGAAACAGTCGGCACTACAGGAGGTAACAAATAATAACCATAATATGGGTCGGTATCTGTTATTATATATGTTCTAGGTCTAGTATTAAGTATGGTGGGTATACGTGAATTTGGAGTATAGCCTGGACCACCTTGACTTACAGGTGTATTTTGATTTATTACAGTAATATTATATGTTGCAGTATCGCTACCTAAATTACTAGATAATCTTAATACAAATGAATATGTACGTATTGTGGGCTGTCCTACAGATATAGCAGGTAAAGTAACTGTCATTGATCCAGTATCAGATGCTAAAGGAAATGTATCTCCGTTTTGCGTAGCCGCTATAGTGAAAGTAGTACTACTATTAATAGTTTTAATATAATATGTATCTCCTTCAGCAATATCACCAAATGCAGTATTAGTAAAAACAATTGGACGCCCTATTGTAAACTGGGTGGTGCTAGTACATGTTATTAAATTGCTAACACTTTCGGTTATAGTAGCATTAGTTTGTATTTGATTTAACGTAACATTAACCGTAGGTGGATTTGCATATCCTCTTATTAATCCTGCAGGATTAATTTCTAATCCAGGTGGTAATAAACCTTCTTGTAATTCTATTATAATTTCATTAGTATTATCTGGATTTGAATATGTTATTGGTAATTCAATCCAAACACTGTCTAATGTACTTAAAATACTACCTGCAGGCGTAGTAAATTCAGGTATTGCTACTCCAGATAAAGTAATTGAAAAAGTTCTATCACGTAAATTAGATAGATTATCTGTAACTCTAACAGTAAAAGTAGTTGTAGTATCAGTTGTTACCAGTGATGGTGTTCCACTTATTAATCCAGAACTACTAATTGATAATCCAGATGGTAATGTTCCACTTAATAATGTATATGTTACTGATGTTGCCGGAGATACTGCTGAGGCTGATAATTGAAATAGCATAGGTATAGTAGCAGGATATGTTCCTATAGATCCGGCGGATGTATTCCAAATTGGTTGTGCCATATTAATGTGCGCCTAAATTTTCTAATGCTAAGTGATAGTGATGTTTTCTATCTTCTAACCCAATAGTACCACCATTGATACGTTTTGTTAGTGTTACAAAATCATCGCGGTCACAGAACTGATTTAATTTATTGTTATCCCAAAACCAACCAGCACTTGCAACAGCACCATTTGGTGTTTCTAAATATCTTACGGTATCTTCAATACTCATGTCTAATGCTTCTGCAAAACGTGTATAGTTGTCACGCCCGGTCAATTGAATCAATCCACGACCTCTGAATCTGAATCCATCACCACTGTTCTCATCGCCGTTCTTCATACGATTAGCATAAACACGATTAGCAATCATTTCTGGTTTACGTTCATATTGCTTTGCTAGTTCTTCATTGGGGAAATATTTTTTAAACGTACCCATCAATCCTTTAGCACTGTAATTTAAGTTTTCAATGACAGCATTAAAACCACCACTCTCATGTGCTATCTGTGCTAAGAAGCCGGCAACTCTGCGTGGGTTTTCAAACATCTCATAGTATTCTGCTACTGTGTTTAGTGGCTCAACGTAACCCTCTAATATAGAGCGTTTTGTTTTTGGACACATTGCTGTTAATAATTCTATTGTTACCATTTGTTTTCCTTTTATTAGAAACGACCCACTGCTACTTCAATAACACCCGAGGCATCTGTAAAATTTTCTAATGATTTGCCAATGATGGTTCCTGCACGTGCTATATTATTAGCAATGGCGTGACCATTATCACATGATACTAGTAAATCACCCTTAAAGACTGGGCCAATTACTTTAACTGGTACACGACCTTGTAGAGCAATAGTAGCAACATGTTCTCCCATACAATCATTGTTCATAGTATATGCCGGATTAGTTGTTACAACTCCTGCAACTCTAAATGAATCTGAAGCTGTAGACAATGTAACTTCATGGTCACCGCCAAATACTAATACTGTGCCTGGATGATAATCTGCATCAGCAACATATTTTTCTGCTAAGTCAGCATATGTTGCATTTAGTCTAGAGCCTGCACTTAGTGACCAATTACCAGTAATGGTTCCTGCTGTAGAATTTGCGCCAGTAGTAATACTAGTAGTAGTTAACGTTCCTGAAACTGATAATGAACTTAATGTACCCACGCTTGTGATATTTGGCTGTGCCGCAGTAGTTACGGTACCTGCTGTTGTTGCACTACCTGCTGTTGTTGCACTACCTGCTGTTGTTGCACTAGCAGCCGAGCCAGTAATAGAACCAGAAATAGTTGACGATACTGTTAATCCAGTTAATGTACCAACTGAAGTAATATTTGGCTGTGCTGCGGTTGTTACAGTACCTGCTGTTGTTGCACTAGCAGCCGAGCCAGTAATAGAACCAGAAATAGTTGATGATACTGTTAATCCAGTGAGTGTACCTACACTAGTAATATTTGGCTGTGCCGCGGTTGTTACAGTACCTGCTGTTGTCGCACTACCTGCTGTTGTTGCTGCACCTGTCAATGCCCCCACAAACGTAGTTGACGTAACACTTGTCAAGCCTGCTACAGTTGTTACGGTAGAACCTAATGTTAGTGCAGTGCTACCAAGAGTAACGGCTGCATTAGCTAATCTTGCTTGAGCCAATGTACCTGTTGAAACATTACTTGCATTTAATGCAGTAAGTGATGAACCATTACCTGTAAACACACCTGTATTTGCCGTAATGTTCACGCCGGTTATAGTTCCGTTAACTCCTAAACCAGTTAATGTGCCAACACTTGTAATGTTGCCTTGTGCCGCAGTAGTTACTGTACCTGCTGTTGTAGCCGCACCACTTAATGCACCCGTAAATGTTGTAGCACTAACATTGCCTGCACTGATATTACCAGTGACTGCTAAACTTGTTAGTGTACCTGTACTTGTTATGTTTGGTTGAGCCGCAGTTGTTACTGTACTTGCGGTAACAGCATTACTGGCCGCCACCCCTGTTAATAAACTACCATTACCAATAAAATAATTAGCAGAGGCTGCATTACCTAAATTTGCACTACCGGCTGCAATAAGATTTATATTTCCTGCACTAACATTTGCATTACCGGCTGAAATATATCCAGTTGTACTAATAATTAAATAATCTAAAGTACCAACACGGTTAATATTGGTTTGCTGATTAGATGCAGTAGTAAGTGTACCTATTAAGTTTGTAGCTGATAATGTGGTGGTAGTTAACAAACCATTACTTTTGTTAAAAGTTAAACTACTATTTGCATTAGCATTACCTGCATCATTAAATAATACCTGAGTATTGCTGCCTGGAATAGGAGTTAATAAAGCATCAGACCATGTCAACACACCTGATCCGTTTGTTCTTAAATAGAAATTACTACTACCGCCGGTTATAGTTACATTACCAACGGCACCTAAATTAGTTGTACCAGATACTGTTAATCCGGTTAATGTACCTAAACTTGTAATATTACCTTGTGTAGCATTAGTTACGTTGCCATTAAAGTTACCAGTAATACTACCGGTAGCATTTAATGTACCTGCTACGTTAACACCGGTACCAGTAACAACTAATATAGTATTACCATTAACAACAGTATTAACATTGCCATTAGACCCAGGAATACTTACATTACTGGTTCCGTTAACAATAGAACTACCAGCAGTAATAGTAATATTGGCAATATTACTACCGTCACCATACAAATATTGTGCTTTAACAATACCACTGTTAGCATACACATTTCCTGCAGTTATATTACCAATTACTGATGCATTTGTTAATGTACCAACACTTGTTATGTTTGGTTGTGCGGCTGTTGTTACAGTACCTGCAGTTAATGCAGTATTGGCTTGACCATATAAATTACCAATAAAATAATTAGCGTTTGCTGCATTACCTAAATTAGCATTATTACTAGTTATATCACCTGACGCAGTTAAATATCCAGTTACATTAACTCCGGTACCGGTTGCAATTATTATATTTGCATTCCCGGCAACACCTGTTACTACATTTCCACCACTACTTACAACTCTAACGTTACTTGAACCACTTAAAATCGTATTGCCTGCACTAACACTAATATTTGTTAATAACCCACCATCACCACTAAAACTAATAGCAGTAGCTATATTACCTAAATTACTATTACCTGTAACTGCTAAACTTGTTAATGTACCCACACTTGTAATGTTAGGTTGAGCGGCTGTTGTTAATGTACCGGTTACAGTAGTTGCAACTACTGCTCCTGAATTAGCATATACATTTCCTGCAGTTACATTACCCGTTACTGCTAAACTAGTTAAGGTTCCTACACTTGTAATATTTGGTTGACTATTAGAAGTTGAAGTTAATGTCCCTGTAAAATTAGCCAATCCACCAGTAGAATTGGCAGCAAAGTTGTTAGAAAAGACGTTAGCTGGATTTATATCTATTACTAAAGTTTGACTAGTTTGACTAATAATTGCTGATGTGCCACCGTTACTTCCTTGTCCGATACTTAATGTAGTAGTAGCAACTTGCACACATGCAATATTTGCAGTAACAACTACATTACCGGTTGGACTATTAACTTGTATGCCGGCGCCTGCAGATTGATTTACTGACGTAACTGATCCAGCACTAGCAGTAGTGTACAATTCATTAAAATTATTTTGTACTTTTTGGAACGCCGTTCTAATAGCATCTGCATCTGGATCATCTGGAAAAGTACCGAAATCTATATTTTGTTGGCTCATAACTATATTACCTTATTTAGTATTTATCGTTTTCTTATAAACACTATAGCCAAAAAAATACCCGACTAAAGCCGGGTACTTTTACGTACTATTAATTACTTAATACCACTTAGTTTGCGCCAATCTGTTAATAAATCAGTAGATTCTCTCATTGGGCTACCTAAACGATTTACTTGTGTAGAAACAACTGGAATCGTTGTTTGACCGGTAGATTTTTGCTTATTTAAACCACCAGAAATAACTTTAGTCATAAAGTCAATATCTGTTTCAAATGTGTCATCATCGCCATTAGCATAAGATTCGTCTAAATCTTCTTCTTCGGCATTAACTTCGTCGGCTGCATCATCGGCTGCAATAGCATCTGTACCAGCTTCGCCGCCATCGCCACCTTCTTCAAGTGGGGCATCAGTATCAGCAAAGTTTTTGCCGGCTGCTGTTGCTAGTGCGGCATCACGTGTAGCATCTGTTTGTTCTTCTTCTGCTTCGTCATTGTTGTTAGGATTGATTTCTTCTGCAACTTCATATTCACGTTGATCCATTGATTCATCTTCTTCAACTGCTTCTCCGCATGCATGACCTTCTTCCATCATACCACCGCATTCATTACATGTTTCTTCTTCACCATGCTCATGACCGTGCATTTCTTCACCGCCTTCTTCTTCATAATCACCGGACGCTTGTGCAGGACCTTGACCAGTCATCTTACGAATTAATGATAACATATCATCATGGTCATCAACTACTGCAATATCAGCTTGTGGAGCTTCACCACCGTCAACTGTCATTGGCTGACCTGCTTGCGGTTGACCTGCGTCATCACCACCAAATAAGCCTAAACCTGATTGTTTAATGATGCTTAATAATTGGTCAGCTTCACTATCTTGTGCTGAAACACTTACTGAATCAGGAGTACCTTGTTGACCTTTACTGATTGAAACTGTCATTCCTTCAGTAACTTCTTTGCCTTCTAAAATAGAATTCAATTCTTTTTCCCATGCTTCAAAAGCGAATGGACTTTCTTCAATTGAACTGCGGTCAGTAAATGTCTTACCACCAACACTAAATTTACCACCAGCTGGTGTTTTCTTCAATGCGGCTGTAAATGCATTGCCTTCATCAGCAATTTGAGGTGTATGAGCACCATAACTAGCCATATCAGCTACTTCGTTATTTGTTTCACCAACATAACCTTGAATTGGCATTTGACCATAGCACTCATCTAAGCCTTCTTTGAAGCCGTCATGATAATGTCTTGATTCTTCCATATCATCATAATTGCAATTGTATGCTTGCTTAGATAATGCGTGTGCTTTACCTGTATGGCGAGCTGCTTTTAGTTTATGTTCCATACCTTCTTTTACTTTCTTTTTGTCTGTTGCGGCTTTTTTCATTGGTTCTTTCTTGTTGCCGTCTTTGTCTAGGTCTAAGAAGTCTGGCTTAGCCGCTTCTTTTACTGTCTTTTTCTTCTCATCATACTCAATGTCTTTGGTAACTTTTTTGCCAGCCTTTTCAGCCTTAGCATCATCTTTACCTTTATGTTTCATATCGTATTCTAAGTCTTTAGTAACTTTCTTACCTGCTTTTTCAGCTTTGTCATCAGCCTTAGCACGTGCTTCACTCATTGGACTCATCAAACTATCGTTTGGTGGTTGATCGGCTTCACGTATTTTCTTTAGTTGTGCACCAGCAATACGTTTCGCTGCCTCTGCACCGTATTTAGGTGTTAGTTTGCGAACTAATGCATCAAAGCCCGTAGTAGCATTGTTGTGCTTACCCATATCTTCTTCTTGCATCTGGTCAGGCATTAGTGTCATTTCACCTTTGCCAATAGATTGTTTAATCTGTTGTGCTAGTTGTGGATTACTAACTGTACCTAAAGTCTTATTACCTTGAGCAATAACTTGTGTATTCTGTGCAGGTTGTCCGGCAACTTGTTGAGGTTGGCCTGGCATTGCTGGCTTTTGACCCATTGATGTTTGTCCGGGTTGTTTAGGCATTTGACTTGCTGGTTTGATTTGAATCTGTTCAGCTTCGTTCAATGCTTTATCTAGTGAGTCAAAATATTCCTTTAGACCTTTTTTCTTAGCTTTAGGTTCTTCGTCACCAGTACCATCATCTTTTTTATTTGCGGCATGACTTTGTGATTTACCTTTAACTACTGTAGTTTTCTTTTTATCATGTTTTGGTAATTTAACATCTTTGCCAGACTTAACACCAAATGCACTGAAGTCATACTTTTTAGTTTCACCAGAATCATCGGCATCTTTCTTAGGACGACCTTTACCTTTTTTAGCGGCAGTAGATTTAACTTTATTGCCTTCATCATCTTCATCGTCTTTACGACCGTAACCACCTGGCTCAGCAGTATGCTTTAATCCAGTTTTAGTTTTTTCTTTTGCTTCACTAAGCTGGGTCATTTTGTTCATTAAATCTAACATATTCATTTTCATATTCCTTTTATTTAGATACACTGGCGCCAGTTGCTGGCTTTGGTGGACGTGTAATTGTACTCATCGGACTCTTATCGCCTAATTTCTTATCATCCAAATATGGTTTGAATGGATCAAACGAGTTTGGTGTTTTTTGTCCTGCATAAGGGATATCAATAGTTGAACCCTTCATTTGGTCTTTGATACTAGATAGATAACTATCACCATATGCTTTATTTGCTTCTTTAGCACCAGGTTGCTCACCCATTTCTTCATGTGTAAGTATTGGGCTATCTTTCATTTCATTAGCGTAGCCTTCAGCCTCGCTATTAATGCTATCGTCATATTGACTGCTGATAACACGAACCATATTGATGTTGTATCCTAGAAGTTGAGCAATTTGCTGTATCATAGGTTCAGTAGCTGGGTATCTGAAGTCTGCTTTAATAATAGTTACAGATTGATTTGCTAAATTAGGAAATCCGTATGGATCTTTCTGTATAGGTGTTTTCACTGGATCGCTGATTCTGATCGGGTCAAACTTGTTTAGATTGTATTTAAACATATCTATAAAGTTTTTATCCACATCACCAGCAATCTTTATAGTATAGTTGTAACTTTTAAGACTTTCGGTTATGTATTGTTTTAGACTACGCATAGGTATCCTTTTTCTTATATATATTTATCTATTTATGATTTTTATTTGCATTTCGTAAAATGCTTGGGAAGTTATTGGATGCCTGATGATGCAGCCAATCTTAAAACTGCCAAAGTTAAATTACCTCTATTAGTTGAGGTTGCTGTATCATTTGCATATGTTATGCGTGTAATACTTGAACCTGCAGTTCCGCCACCAATCCATCCATAAGTATTGTCACAGGTGCTTGCGCCGACGTATCTTGCAGCTAATAGTGGGCCGCGAACAGTTGCAATGTCAGTATCGGTTGCATATGTAATTCTATCTACCGCTGAAGTTGAATTTCCACTAGCGTACCAACCATATGTTGTACTGTCAGTCACTGCACTAAGACCATATTTACCTCCGGATAATGGGCCGCGAACACTAGCAGTGGCAGTGTCTGTTGAATATGTTATTCTATCTACTATAGATTTATTATTGTTACCTCCACCAAACCAACCGTAGCTAGGAGTTCCTGTGGCTGCCAAGTTGTATCTAGCAGCCGATAGTGGACCTTTTGTTGTTGCGGTAGAAGTATCAGTTGCATAGGTAATCCTATTTACCATAGACACTGGTCCAATTTGACTGTAATAGCCGGCACCAAACCAGCCGTATGTTGAAATATCAGTTGTGGCTGCACTACCACTTCTCGGAGCACTTAATGGACCACGCACACTTGCTGTTGCTGTATCTGTCGCATATGTAATACGATCTATTGTTGAAAAATCACCAACCGCCCCGACATAACCGCCACCAAAATAGCCTGCAGTGAATGAACCAGTGGCCATAAGTTTATATTTAGCAGAACTTAATGGTCCGCGCACACTTGCTAGTGCAGTGTCTGTTGCAAAAGTCATTCTAGCAACAGTTGATAAAGGTCCAGGAACTCCTCCACCAAACCAACCTGCTGTAGCTTGCGTGGGAGGTGCCAACGTAGCTGTAAATCCTCCACCGCTAAATGTAAATGCTCCACTAAATGTTACTGACATATTTTTATTCCCATATCATTATTTATCAGACGGTTCTTTACTGGCCAACATCTTTAACAATTCGTTACGGTCTAATGCTTTACCCTCACCAACTGGCGTGTTCTCTATCTCTTCGGCTTTGCCAGCTAACTTCTGGTCTAACTGTGCTTTCTTAAGCTGTAAATCAATCATCTTTAACTTCTTATTCAATTTGGCAGTCTTTGCTGTAATAGCATGACCTAACATGTTACTAGCAACACTAAAAATCTCACTACTAAATCTACTATCAACTTGCATACCCAAATCACTTAAATCTTTAAAACTATCTACAGCCATCTGCGCTAATTCATCTAACTCATTATCACTAGCATCTAATCCACGTACTTGTGGCAATGCATTGTCAATCTTCTCTAACGCACTTAATGCATCAGTAGTTATATCACGTGCATTTTCTGGTATAGGAATATGCAAGCTGTCAATCTCATCTTGCGGTAACTCAAATAAGTCGGTTAATTTTTTCGTCATACAAGTATTTAGTTACTTGCTTCGCCCATTGTAGAAAAGGTCATCCTCAGTTATTACTCTAAAGGTATATCCATGGTGTTTACAATAGGCCATGGCTGCTTGCCATTTAGCATGATTGATTGCTACTACCATTCTGTCTTTAGCGTTAGCAACCTTACTCTCTATAAGACTCTGTTTCTTAGGCTTAATCTCAACTATCTCAGCAATATTTTTACCATGTTTGTTTTGATAAACTACAAAGAAGTCTGGGATATATGTTTTTGGTTGTCCAGTAAATGGGTTACGATAGGGTACACTTATTGCTTCACTAGCCCAATACAATACGTTTTTGTTAGTGTCACAAAAATTCATAAATGTAAGTTCCCATCCACTACGATATCGTGGAACATGTTTACCTACATATTTTTGACTATTCTTTGGGGTAAATGTACCTTGAGCATATTTTGCCATGATTATTGCACGATATTACGTGCTACTGGTTGGTTAGATTGTGGTACGGTGCTTACACCATACAAACTTGTTTTAGATTTAAAACTATTTAAGTAATATGATATAACTTGATTCATTTGTAATTTATTAGTACCTTGAATTTGTCCTAATAAATCTAATACAGGTATTCCTGTTTCTTGTGAGATTCTAAACAGAAATGCTGTAAAATTTCCTGCAATGACTTTAGTACCGCATACTGATTTGAAATATCCATTAACAATATCGTATTCATTGCCGTTAACTACCATGTTAAATGAGTAGAAATCATCAAATATTTTAACTGTTAAGTCTGTTGATGTGCGGTCATCTATAATTCTTGCCATGAGTTATCCTCCTGTACTATTTATATCAGGAGGAACTACTGCTCTACCATTTGCTTGTTGTTTTTGATTTGGGGTAGAACCGTATATTAAAGTATTAAATAACACATTTCTTCCAGTATTGTTTAATGGATTCATAAGAGCATTAGTGATACCGGCAGTTACTTCGCTCTTAATTGCTTGTTTTAAATTTATATTTTTAAGAGTATTATATGTAGCACCTGCTTTTTGTATAGCACCTAATGGGTTTATGTTTTCACCAGACAAATCTTCAATTACTCCGCCGACACCATCTACTAAACCACCTTGACCTAATATACTAGATTGACTACCTGGTCTAGTAATAGGACTAGGTGCTCTATCATAATTAGCTTCCAGGCCAAAGCCAGCAACAATATCACTAGGTTTAGTACCATCAATTGATCCTTGAAAATATTTTACAGTTTCATAATCCAATGTCATTGTATTTTCCATAGTACCATTACCTTCTGCGTAATTGTACGTGTCATGTGCAAATCTATTAATAATAGGATTAATTAGTGTGTATGCCGCATATTTGTGTTGGTTGAAACCAAATATAGTAACATTTTTAAAGAATGGAATTTTAGTTTGTCCATTACCTGCTTGTATGTTAGTATTAGGACTATCAGGTGTTTCTCCTATATAGCCCCAATTTGTATCACCGGTAATAGATTGTGAATAAATGTTTCTTGAATTGTAGTTTGTATTATTTGGACTATTAGTACTACCATTACCAGTTTGTTGTGCTTGACGACCTGATACTGATGCTACAGGGATGCTAGCATCTTTATAATAATATGTATAATAGTTATACCACATATTACGTATTAAATTTCCATTGTCATCATGGAAGTTAATATCTATGGGATCGTATTTAATTTTTGTTTGTACAATACGTTTACGATTGTACTGATTCATTGTATGTGTGTCAAAACTATAGCTTGGTAATTTTACAGATTTAACAGCTAGACCAAAGTTTGCACCTTGAGGTAATCCTACTGCATATGCACTTTGATTTATTTCAAAGTACACATGGAATAGGAATTTAAATTTAGGTGCATATTGATATGCATTGGGTCTAAAGGTCTTACTAGCGTGAGTATAATCACGCAGGTAGTCGTTGCCGAAGAATCCTGCGGCAGCGTCTGTTAGTAAGTTTTGAAAGAATCCTGCCATAGTTACCTATAACTGGATTAATTTGATCCGATACCAGTAGTAGAACCTGTAGAACCCGCTAATGAACGTGATGCCGCAATTCTACCAATTTGTGTACCAACTCCTGACTCTAACGGTGCTTGTACCGCATTGTCAAAACGTATTGATAATTGTATTGTTACTACTTCATTTGAGCTATATGCTAAGTTATTATAGTTAGCGGCTTGTAAGAAGCAACCATATACTTCCCATGTTTCTAAAACAACAGGAGTAGTATTGCCATTTCCACCATCTAAGATTTCAATGTTTGTTTGGAACTTATAATCTTGACCAGTTGCGGCTGAAGCTTGTTCAACAAAGTCCATTTGCTTCTGTAATTGTTGACCAACTAATGCAGAGACACTACCTGAAGCATCATCTCTAACATTAATAGTTAGCGGTTGCCATTCGTGTCTACCTGCCAAATACATAGTAGAGTTATAAACTGGGATGTTAATTTCACCAAAACTAACTGACGGGCGTGTTACGTCAATAACTTGCTTTGTCAATTCATTAGTAGCGGTACTAACTCCAAAGTTTAAAAAATTAACTCTAAAACGATATTGTAGTTTGGGCATTAACAAGCCCTGATTTCCGCCAGCGTTATCTGATGCTACGGTCATGTTAAATAATGATTGTGAGGCTATTGCCATTTTTTTCTCCTGTTATTAATATTTATCTTTATAAATAGATACCCCTTTCGGGGTATCATATTTTATTATTGTCCACCAAGCTCGCCTGTGTTCAATATACGAACCGGGATATAAATGAATTCAGCTGCCTTAACAGGTTCAACTGCAACATCAATCCACAATTCATTTCTATCGATTCTTGCAGGTGTATTGTTTGACTCATCGCATACTACAAGATAATCATATAGACCTCGTTTTGCAACTAAATCAACCATCAATGTTTGTACAACACCTGAAATCTGATTGCGTGTTAATGCATCATTTGGTTCAAATACAAACGGTCTTGCTGCCAATGTTAATTGTCTACGTATGTAAGCAATTAATCGTGCTACGTTAGTTCTATCTAATGCACTTGAACTATTAAAACTAGTTTTGTTACCATAATTTAACAATCCAACACCAGTAAAGAATACTAATGGGTTAATGAAGTTGATATACAACACATCACGAATACCTAAACGTGTCTTAATAGATTGCCATTCACCGGTAGTAGCATCAACATAACCAATACTTAATGCATTGTCAATTGTACCACGACGAGTACCTGCCGCCGCTAACCAAGGATAACTAATAGTATCATTACGCAAGAATGTACGCAACATCATATATGATGCCGGTACAGCAACTTGGTTGCCTGACAAATCTGTAGCTAAGCCGCTTGGATAGAACAGACCCATATATGTATCACGATTTACTAACCCTTCTTCACCTGTACTTGATGCACCGGCTTCGTTGTTGGCCCACGCTTGAATTGCAGTAGCACTATCTGGTAAACGCATTGGTGTATCACCTAGAATATAACCTGTTTGACCACGATCATTATTCAATGTAATCATACCAGGTTGTAGTTCTGGATAGTTAGGTGTTGCAATTAAGTTGAAGAAGTTATCTTCATCACGTATTGCTGTGTTAGTAGCAATTGCCGCATTCAATGATTGAACAACCATTGCACGTTGTGCTTTGCGACCCATATATGGTGCACCATTTGTTTGATTACCGCTTACTGTTACCCATGTATCAGTATATGTAGGTAATGTTTCGTCTGGGAAATCAGTACTATTAAAGTAGTCGGATCTATATTGTTTTACGTTATAACCACTACGGCGTGTGTTGAATAACAACATACCAGATGGATATAGTGTTGGACTAGGTGCATCTAAGTCAACATTATCACTTACCAATAAACTAGTAATTGTTGGGATAGGATCATCTACTGGACTAATAGTATCCTGATCATCTGACCAACGTGCATCAGCAAATACTACACCTGTACTACTAGTTTGATCTGTGTTATTTATTAACACCCACTGATCGGTACCTGATACTGCTTGCCAACGACTAATTACTGGATAGTTTTCTAAATCACTAGTGTTAATCCATATATCACCATATTCTAATG